ATAATATCACAATCAAGTCTGGAACGTCCAAGACAACTTATGGACTTGCCGATGAGTCTATGATTGTCGCACCGCCTGCAAAAGAAATTAAGATCGACAATGCCGAAGTGAATTTTCGTCTGACAAAAGACGATATGAATCAAGTATTGAAATTGTCTGGCATCTTGGGTCTTCCAAACATTGCGGTTGTTGGTGATGGCAGTGAAATCTCTATCTCTGCACTTGACGTTAAGAATGCAGATTCAGATAATTTCTCAATCAAAGTCGGTGAGACTAGTGCAACCTTTAAATTAATTTTCAATACAGAAAATCTTAAGATGGTTGCTGGTACATATGATGTATCGATTTCATCTAAAGGTATTTCGCATTTCAAACATGCGACAGACCCAATTGAATATTGGATTGCTACTGAAGCTGGCTCTAAGTACGAAGGTTAATATTATGAGTAATGTGATTGTTCCGTCCTCTCCAGAGGACCGTAAAAAGATTCTGGATGCACTTGTCGAAATTTCAAACTCACTCACTCGAATTGAAGCCGAGCGTGATTTGATTAAAGATATTCTCACTACTGTGGAAGATAAATTTGAGTTGCCTAAAAAGTACACTCGCAAACTTGCAAAGATTTATCACAAACAAAACTTCACCGAAGTTCAACAAGAGCAAGATGATGTTGAGACTTTATATGAGAGTGTGGCTAAGTAACACTCAGTTTGCATTCTAACATGCAATGTGTTAGAATATATTTTTATGTTATGATAAGGTGAACACATGCTACAAGATTTCTTGTGGGTCGAAAAGTATCGACCAAAAACTGTTGAAGAGACAATTCTTCCAGCAGACTTAAAGGCTACGTTCCAACAATTCGTTGAGCAAAAGAACGTTCCCAATCTAATTCTTACGGGCGGTCCTGGCGTTGGTAAAACTACTATCGCAAAGGCTATGCTTGAAGAACTTGGATGTACTTATATTGTTATTAACGGATCGATGAATGGCAACATCGATACCTTGCGAAATGAAATTAAAAACTTTGCCTCAACCGTATCATTCTCTGGTGGTCGTAAATATGTTATTCTTGACGAGGCTGATTACCTTAATCCGCAATCTACTCAACCCGCATTACGAAACTTCATGGAAGAGTTTTCTGCTAATTGTGGTTTTATCCTTACTTGCAACTTTCTTAATCGTATCATCGCCCCTCTCCACAGTAGGTGCTCCGTTGTACATTTTAAGATAAACGCATCAGACAAGCCAAAACTTGCTGGTCGTTTTATGAAACGTATGACTGGCATTCTGCAAAAAGAAAATGTAGAATTTGAAGAGAAGGTTGTTGCTGAACTTATTATGAAACACTTTCCTGATTGGAGGCGTGTTCTCAATGAACTGCAACGTTACTCTGCTACAGGTAAGATCGATACTGGAATTCTTGCAAATATCTCAAGTGACAATTTCAAGTCATTAGTCGAAAGATTAAAAGCAAAAGACTTCACGGGTATGCGTAAGTGGGTTGCAGAGAATCTAGACAATGAACCTTATGTACTATTCAAACGAATCTTTGATAACAGCAACGAATGCTTGAAGCCTGATTCTGTTCCACGTATGGTTCTATTGCTTGCCGACTATCAATACAAGTCTGCATTTGTCGTTGACCAAGAAATTAACTTTGTCGCTTTCTTGACAGAAGTGATGGTTGACTGCGAATTCAAATGATTAATAAAAAATTTGATCCTTCACTATACGACAAGTATGATGATGTTGGCAGAACTGTAGTAAAAAATTATTTCAAGTCCAAATTAAATATAGATGCCATAGACAATTCAGATTTATATGGGGTAGATTTAATTTTAACAAAAAACAATACTGTTGTTGGATATGCAGAAGTAGAAGTTAGAAATAATTGGGATAAAGATAATTTTCCTTTTGACACATTAAATGTTCCTAGTAGAAAAAAGAAATTACTTGAAAATGAATTGCCAACTTTTTTCTTTTCCGTAAATAAAATTTTGACTAGAATGTTTTGCTGTAAAGCCGAAATTGTGTTACAATGTCCTCTTGTAGAAAATAAAAACAAGTATGTAAAAGATGGAGAATATTTCTATAAAGTTCCGGTAAACACATTGAAATTGATTACATTATGACACCATTTGACTACCTAAACGCCATCAACCAATCAAAAGAAAATATGATGGTTGGCACTGATAATGATGAACTTGCCGAAAAATCGTACAATGCGTACATCGTAAATAAAGGACTATCCTACTTCTCAGACACAATCTTATATGCAAATGAGATGAACAGCCGTCATCTCCTCGACAACAAACCTCAATTTTTGTATTTACTAAATACCATCAGGCCACGAAAACGCTTTAGCAAGTGGTTTAAGAATGAAGTAGTTGAAGACATTAATGTGATTTCTGAATATTTTGGCTATAGTTATGCTAAAGCTAAACAAGTGCAGAATCTTATAACGTCAGATCAACTCCAGATGATGAAACAAAAAATACAAAAAGGTGGCGTGAAGTCCAAGGAGAAAAAGAATGGCGGTGAACATTGAAGACTTACTTGAGATAAGATTAAAACAAGAAGACGATTTCTTAAAAGTAAAAGAAACACTAACCCGTATTGGCGTTGCGTCACGTAAAGATAAAACACTATACCAGTCATGTCATATTTTACACAAAAAAGGTAAATATTATATTGTACATTTTAAAGAGTTATTTGCATTAGATGGTAAACCAACCGACTTTGAAGAAAATGATTTAGCGAGAAGAAACACAATTGCAAAGCTATTAGCCGAATGGGGATTAATTGAAATTGTTCCTAGGGCAACAAACGTTGAAGAGCCTATAGCACCATTGTCTCAAATCAAAATCATATCTTATAAAGAAAAAAATGAATGGCTTTTAACTGCTAAATATAATATCGGAAATAAAAAGAGGGAAATGGAATAAAATGGAAGAACTAGTACAATCACTAAAAGTGTCTTTAGCGAACCACTACGCATTTTATCTGAAGGCGCATTACTACCATTGGAACGTAACTGGTCCTAACTTCCCTCAGTATCACGATTTTTTAGAAAACATCTATACTGAAGTGTATGGTGTTGTGGATAAAATTGCAGAAGAGATTCGAACATTGGATTCATATGCACCAGGAAGTTTTAATCGCTTCATTCAGTTATCACAAATCCAAGGTGACGAAACTGTGCCACCAGCAGAAGTGATGATGCAAAGATTATTAGATGATATTCCAACAATGCTGACAAGCATTCAACGTACATACGAACTTGCAGAACAAGAACGTTGCCACAACATAAGTAACTTTATGGCAGAGCGTCAAGATGCATTCAATAAACATGCATGGATGATTAGGTCAACTATCAGGGCTTGACAAACGTTGTATAATGTGAGATAATGTTATCTTGAAATAAATTAGGAGATTTTATGAAATCCATGACAGTATTGACAGCAGTAGCATTGACTACTCTCTCCCTAGTTGCCGTTGCGGCAGACAAACCAGCAGAAAAGAAACCTGCTGACAAACCTGCAACAACAGCATCAGCACCTGCCGCTAAAGCAGACTCTAAAGAGAAACCACGTCCTAAAGTGATTACTCCAAAAGAGAAAGCCGAACGAGCAGAGGCTAAAAAAGCAGAAGCTAATAAAGCGGAAGCTAAATCAGAAGCTAAGAAATAATTCTTAGTAAATTTTTTATCATTAATTGATGAGGTATATAAAATGGCATTTGTAAATTCTAGCAAAACACAGACAGAACTCTTGGTATCGTACTTGCGTGGTACAGGTCGTGGAATCTCTGCACCCCAAGCAAGGTCTTTGTTTGGCGTTAAAAACCTTCGTGCCCGTATGAGTGACTTGCGCCAGTGCGGTTACAAAGTTCGTACAGCAATGAACACAGAAGGTAATACAACATATTTTGTTTCACGTAGAATGGTTGGACAGGCTTAATCTGTTATAAATAAACGTATCTCAGGGATGGGAACGTAAATGGCTCTTCTACCTTAGGAGCGTCTAAAGCTGGCACAACGATATGGTGCCCCTGTAGCCAGTAAGCAGGACTTTAATGATACGCCTTCGGGGTATCAATTTTATTTTTTAACTCGCTTAATAGGAGAAACTATGTTACAAAACATCAATAGTGCTATCGATACTTTTCAAGGCACAAAAACGCAATTCGTCAAAACATTCGTCAAGAATGAAGAACTTGCAAAACCCCTCAACACTTTCATTGAAGCGCAAACACTTTACGCAAAAGCTGTTGCAGTAGAAGTCAATAAGTTTTTTACAACTCTTGGCATGTCTGCATACACTTTTGACGCTAAAAAAGCGTTTTCAAAAAATAAGTAAGAGGAGATACAAAATGGGACACACACCAATTCCCGCACTTTTTGGCGGACAAGGTTTCAAAGATTTTGATAAATTCTTTGTTGGCTTCGATGAGCAATTCAATCGACTAGCAAAAATACATGATGATGTGACTAAGAACATTCCTAACTACCCACCTTACAACATTCGCAAGACTGGTGACAATACATACGTCATTGAAATTGCGGTTGCTGGTTTTGGTAAACAGGAAATCGATATCACTTTAGAAGACAACAAACTAATTGTTGCCGGTAACACAAAAGATGATGGAGATAATTTCTTGTTCAAGGGTATTGCTAATCGTGCGTTCACTCGCACATTCGCACTTGATGACCAAATCGAAATTCAAGATGCCGCTTTGATTAATGGTATGTTGAAGATTGCTTTGGAACGAATCATTCCAGAACATAAGAAGCCAAAGAAGATTGAAGTTAAAGACACAGTTGATACTGCGCCTAAAACTAAAAAATCATCTCAGCAATATTTAACTGAGGATGAATTATGAAATCAATAAAAAACTTCTTTATTGCTTTACTTGAAGCAATTCAAGACGCAAAGAGACATAAAGCAGAGCGTTTTAAATAAACACATGGGGGCGCAATGCCCCCATTTTATTATAGGATATAAAATGGCAAACTTAAGAATTTTGAAATTATCAACAGGTGAAGAAATTGTTGGTGATATTGTAGAAGAGACTGCGGATAAGTATCGTGTAGAGAACCCATGTGTTCTTGCTATTGGTATGAATCAAGCTGGCAAAGCCGCTTTGCAAATGCAACCTCTTTTAATCTTCTCCGAACAAAAAGTGGTAGAGTTTAATCCTAACCATGTAATTTACAACGTATCAGTTGCACAAGAGATAAAAAACAAGTATAATGAGATATACGGATCAGGAATTGTCCTGCCACCGACTCAAGGCATTATTACTTAATGAAATTTTATACGCATTTTTCTAAACTCGGCAACAACATTCTTGTTCGTGGATACAACAACGGCAAACGATTTACCGATAAGGTCGAATACAATCCAACGTTATATCTACAATCTAAAGATGGTGATTATCGAACATTAGATGGCCAATCGCTTGCGGCAGTATCGCAAGGCACAATGCGTGACGCAACAGAGTTTATGAAACGTTATGAAGATGTTGACAACTTCAAAGTGTATGGCTCAACAAACTTTCCATACGTTTATATCAATGAAGCGTATCCAGGCAAATTAGATTATGATCCAGACCAAATTAAGATTGCGAACATCGACATTGAGGTTGGTTCTGAAAATGGTTTTCCTGAACCTGCATCTGCGAGTGAGCCAATCACTGCAATCACATTTAAGATATCAGGACACTTCTATGTGTTTGGCTGTGGTGACTATGATAACTATCGTGATGATGTAACATACATGAAGTGTCGTGATGAAAATAATCTCATCATGCGCTTTCTTGACATGTGGGAAGAAACATCAC